CCAGTTCAGGAGGACGGTGCATAGCTCTAAGAGCATTGGTCACTTCACCTATATCTGTAGACCATGCTACTGAGGAGGCTATAAAGTCTGGATTTAATCCTAACTTTCTATATGTGGTCTCTACATCTTCTGCTGTTACAGGAGGAGCAGTGGGAACTACACCTTCCCTCCCCTCTGCTACAGCAGCCATATAGTCTATAAGCCACTCTCTATCCTCTGCTGTCCAAGGTTCTCTTGAGATATGAGGGAAGATAGTCTCTAACTCCGCTACAGATGTAACAGGAATGCCTTCTTCAGCGAGAGCCTGGAGTTGTGAGGTTATCTCCTGAGTGTCTTCACTGATAGTCTTCCTATCCATTAGCTCCTGTTGTCTCAGAGCTAACTGATAAGTTATAGCTTCAGTCTCTTCGGGAGTGATACCATATTCAAACCCTGGTCTGGGAAGTGCTCTACCCATAGTCTCAGGATGAAACCATGCAGCAAACTCACGTAGACCCTTCTCCCATGTAGGTCTCTTCTCCCAATCCCACGTCTCCATCCTACCTCTAGCCCCTTCAAGTTGAGAGGTAACATCGGTTAGTTCCCTTTCTTCCTCTACACTAAAGAAGGATGGAAGGGTTCTAAACTCTTTGGGAGTAGGATATTTTATTCTAGGAGTTTCATTACCGTTAGGCATTACACTCTTCCAACTTCTGCTTGTTCAGCAGGAGTGAAACCTTGAGACTCTTCTGGGGGGAGTACCTGTGATGGAACAGACACCTTAGCTCCAGGAGCACCTGCTTTCCTCTGAGCTTCTACCCTACCAGCATCGGTAGGTTTAGCTTGACCAGGAGCAGGTAATCCAAACTGTGCTTCCATAGCGTCTGCTGCTCTACGAAATAGTTGTGCTGTTCTCTTACTCTCTGGTGTACCCTGGAACTCCAAGTAATCTGCATGGTTTCTCCATGCAGCTATTAACTCTATGTTAAGAGTCATAGGATGCTTGGTAGCTGCATCTGTTTTCTTACGTCTCAGTATAGCCTGAGTGTCAGGGAAGTTGAGGACTTCTGACAGTAATGTAGTCTCATCTACCATCTCCTTGAGGTAGTTAGCTATAGTGGACTTCTCTAACCAATCCTTCGGTGTAGCAAGTTCACTCTCTACTGTTATATATATATCTTCTGGTATATCTTCAGGTTTAAGCTCCTCCATAGTCTTACCTCTAATCTTAAAAGTCTTACCACCCTTCTTCACATTCTCCAAGAAGAACTTATCTATCTCTTCTATAACGAAGTTCTTACTCTGGTCATAAGAGTCAAGAACCCTGTTAGCAGTAGCAGATACCTGAGAGTAGGCATAACCAGACATTCCCTTCTCTACTATACCATATAGAGCATCAGAGAATCCTGACTTTTGTTCCTCATCATGTAGCTCTTCTAAGATAGCTGCTATCTCTCCAGGAACAGCCTGTCTCTGTACCTCAGATAACCCCTCTCCAGGAGCAAAGTGAAACAGTGCATTCCTTCTAGTGAGGTCTTCATCCTTAACTTTGGGTTCTCCTGTGGACTGTTCTTGATACATAGGATTTACAGTGTCATGGAGTCTCTGCATTAGGAAGGTCATCCACCTGTTTCTCTCCTTACCAGCGTGTAGACCAGGTTCTAAGATACTCTGTCCTACTCTAGCAGCCCACTCTAAGTCTTTCTCTCCAAGTATAGCTCCCTCATCTGGGAATCCTGCTACGGGAGCTACATAGAGCTTACCATCCAGCGTCATTTCATCTGATGCTTTTTTATTATCAATGAGAACGATGTTTTTCATCTTCTCACCTTCACGGTAGAAGTAGTTATCTAACGTTACCCTACCAGTTTTAAGCATAGTAGACCACTTCCAATTATTCTCTGCCACCTTCTTCAAAGCATCCTCTACAGAAATAGTGTACTCATGGACACACTTCACCAGTTCCTCATCGTCATACTTGGGGAACACTTCAGCAGGAGACCAGAGGATAGGTTTGGGTAACATACTCTTCTCATCATAGTATAATACAAAGCTATACCACCCCAAAGCAAGTATCTGGAATACAAGCTCACTGAGGAAGGAAGGTTTACCTCCCTGCATTCTCTTCCTGTCTATGCTCCTCCACATATAACGACAAGCTCTTTCACATAGAGCCTGATTGTCTAGTTCAGTGGGAGTCTCATTCTCAATAGGAATAGAGTGATATACCTCTCCAGCAGTTAGCAGGTAGTGTGAGAGTTTGTAGAAGTTCATAGGTTTGGAGCTACAAGCACTCTCCAATCCCTTCTTCTCGAGCTTATCCACAAGGTTCAGAGTCTCATACCATTCCCTAAACTTTACTTGCCTTCTTGTCCAAATCTTCTTTATGTTAGCTATCTCTGTAACAATTTCCTTATCTTCCATTTTAATCCTCCCAGGTTTGATAAGAACCCATATAACCATAAGTACCTTGTATTCCTTCTCTAGTTACCATAGCTATTGCAAAGCTATCATGGTAATCATCAGCACCTACAGATACAAAACGGTCTCCATCCTGACGTATATTCCTCATTTGACTTACTATATCTATATCATGTAAATCTACTTTATCTAAATTCCTAGCTACTTCTGTTATCATATAAGGTTTAGTACGTGGAGTGGTCAGCCATCCTATCTCTTTTCCCACTCTACCACTTATAAAATCTCTTCTCAAATACTTGTTAGGGTAATCCTTGAGTAGTGCTATTACAGCCAATCCATGTGAGTTAGCTTCTGGAGCAATCTTAGCGTTATTGTAATAGCGTCCTATCTCTTTAAGCTTCATAGCGGTAGCTTCTGGAGCATAGAGTCCTCCCCAAGTAGCACAGTGAGTGAACTTCTCATCAGTGAAATGCCACACAGAAGCCACTGTCTCTGATACCTTCCCCAACCCAGGGTCTACAGCAATTAAGTATCTTGCATCCTCTTCAGGTTTATGCCATACCTTCATTCCCATATAAGAATCTGGAGCAGGGTAACATCCCTCTGCTAACTTATTCACCTGCATAGGGTCGTAAGCCATGTCACCAGCAGCCAAGAAACAGCTTACATCATCTTCTGGATACTCTTGGTTGAAGAGTAGCCCCAACTCCCCTGAACGTCTAAGACTGTTCATCTCTACTATCTTATACCTTCTCCACCTTATCTGGTCGTGGGTTAGGTTATGTAACCTTACCAAATCCCTCTCCTCAGCTATTAAATCAAGTTTGGGAGTCCTATCAGCAGGTAAAGCAAAGGGACTATCATAGGGCATTGTATACTCTGGATGTGCAAACCAAGGATAGAAATGAGGAGTGAAGATAGAACGTCCTAGCTTCTTACCTTCCTTAGCTTCCTTATAAACCTCAAAGAAGTCGTTACCCTCACCGTTAGCAGTAGAGCCTATAGCGATTCTACCCTCTAAGGGTACACGCTGTATAGCAGGAGTTAAGATTCTTCTAGCAGCGTCTTGTTCCCAGAAAGCATACTCATCAATAAGCAGGTCATGTATTGTCTCCCCCCTACCAAACACGTAGGACTGAGCAGAGCCAATATAGAAACTGCTATTCATGCCAGGGAAAGTCTTTTCAAAGGATGATTTATGGTACATCTCAGGTATAGCTGGAATCCTTTCACGGAGAGCATCATAAGCTGCTTGAGCCTTCCTCAGTAATCTCTGAGTTATGAATGCCTCATGCGATATAATCACTGCTACTGTTCCCTTTATAGTCAAACAGTCAATCAAATAATCTATAATCTTAATAGTAGAGAACCCTACCTGTGCAGGTTTCACAAAGACATCTCTTCCCGTCTCTGTTAATATCACATCCCTCTGAATGGGGTTGAGGATAAGAGGAACTGTATCACGTGCTTTGTTCTCTATTGTTATTAAACTTTCTATAAGAGAAATTCTATCAGTGAAGAGTTCTGCTATCTCTTCGGTATTCAAGGTTATCTCCTTCGTCTACCTCTAGCTGCCATTCTCTGAAAGCGTGGCTTACCGTACTTCTTGCGTCCTATCCAAGCTGCTAAACCTTTAGGGCTTCTAGCTCCTCTTGCTCTTAACCTTCTAGTTAATCTTGCAAATCTAGTTCTCCTCTGCATTGATTACCTCCTCTGCTGTAATTTCCTTGAAAGGAGCTTCCTCTATCTGTTTATGTTCTGGAGTTTTAACCTGTCTTATCTTCCTAGCAGCTATAAGAACCTCTTCCCAGACACTTCCTCCCTCTTCCTGCTTAGGAGCTTCTATCTCTCCAGATACTAACCGTCCATATACTTCCCTTCCAAGGTTAGTCTTCACTAACTCATATTCACCAGATTCTATCTCTGATCCCATCTTGATGATTACTGCCTTCTCAAACAGGATAGCTAGTAGCTGGTTATCTTTTCTAAGTAATTGGAATGCTTCTATTCGGTGTTCATCTGCTAGTGCTTCAACTTTGTGATACAGACTTCTGAATAGCAGGTCTTTCCTAATCCAATCCTCTCTAGTATTTTTCTTTATATTGAGTAGGTCTTGGGTTGCATCACTGCTAAGACCTGCTATCCTACACAACAAAAACTTTTTCTTATCACCGATAACTCCACGTAATTCATCCTTCAACATTTAGTGTTCTTTTTCCTCTTTTATATTCATATATAATGTTACAATTAGCACACAAAAGTTCTAAATCCTCTGTTTTTCTTGTTCCATTAACTATACGTCTATAAAAGTTCCCTAATTTATTATCTTCACTACCTCCTCCATTGATGTGATTTACCTGTAACACCCTTATATCTTCATTTCCACAGTTACAACACTTTCCCCCCAACATCTCAATAACTTTTAGCTTACTTTTCTGATAATACCTTCTAGCCTTCCTCCTAACACTCTCTCTATGACTTCTTCTATATCTCTCAGTGCATTCCCTTCTTCTCTGTTGGAGTAACTCTTCTTTCAGCATACACTTATATTATAACAGAACTGATGTTCTCTTGTCAAGTACCCCCTTAAAATAGAATGGTATTGTTTCCGAGTCAACAAAAAAGAAGCAAAAAACTTGACAAACAACCCTCAAGTATGTTATAATTAGAATATAAAGAGGAATCAAATATGCAAGCAGAACGAAACCTTGAGATTGTAAAATTGATATTAAAGGGTCAGAGTTATACCGAAACTGCCAAACAGTACAATGTAACCAAACAATGTATACACCAAATAGCCAAAGCGTTTGGGGTAGTAAAAAAGAGAGCTAGAGGTCAGTCCAAAAGGTTATTTGGAGTTAAGGGGGAAAGAGGACGGTTAAATCCTGAAGAAATAAAAAAGCTAGTATTGCGTTATTATGGAAGAGGCAAACTGGCTTGTGTTAAATGTGGCTATAAAGATATTAGAGCATTGACTATTGACCACATCAATAATGATGGAGCGGAACATCGTAAGGAATGTACAGGAGTCATTTATAGGTGGTTGATAAAAAATAATTTTCCCACAGGGTATCAAACGTTGTGTATGAATTGCCAGTGGATAAAAAGGGCGGAGTTGTATAATTAAGACTGTAAGGGGAATCTTTCGCAGTCTATGTTATATGTATACTACGTATACTATACAAGATAAAGTGCAAAGTAACAAGGAGGTTATATGAAAGCAGTATTGTGTCCAGTATGCAATGGAAGTGGGAAGTATTATGTTAGTCCCTGTCATGGTTGTGACGGTAGAGGTTGGGTAGAGATAGGAGACGATTGGTATTGGTATCCCCCTTGTGAATATCCGTATACATATCCCTATTACTACACTCCCCCAGGTTGGATTACAATATCAGAGGAGGAGTACGCTGGTAGCTAAACCATTCCGTCCTAAGAGACAGATAAAGAAACTCTGTCCTAACTGCCATCAACCCATCCTAGCTGGTGATGCAGCAGTAAGGAAGTATTTCAAAGGTAAGGTATACTGGCATTACCATACATATCACATTGACTGTTGGTATACAACTGAAAAGAAGCTCCTAGCAGATAAGATGGAGAGGATGGAGATATTCTTTCAGGAGAATCCTTATAGACCTAAGCAGATGGTATCGCTTAGAAGCTCCAGTATAGGGTATCAACAGGTACGTAGGTTGAAGGCTCTAAGAAGGTATCATAGCAAAGTGGGTAATGAAGAAAGAGTTAAAGAGCTTACTAACACTATCAATAAATTGGAGGGTAGAATTTAATGAACCTGCTATTAGTCTTCACAGGAGAGCATTGTGCAGGATGTAAAAGATTAGAAACTAATCTGTTAAAGAGAGAAGGGAAGATTGGTGATTGTGCCATAGAACTTATAGATGCAGAGAACAAGACAAATCAAGGTCTTCTCAATAAGTATGGAATAAGTTCCCTTCCCACTATTGTTGTCCTCCATGATAATAAGATAATGGGAAGTGTGGTAGGCTACGGGAGAACTACAATGTCAGACATAGAGGCTCTTTTACCTCCCAGATTTTGACCCTTCTTGAATAAATTTCTGAGTGAGTATAATCCATCAATCTTCAGCTCGGTTTCAGCATGGGGTGGGGGATACCCCCTCTATATGTATATCGTATAAGATAGGCTCTACCGTTAG